ACTGCCGAACAGTCCACCACACTGGTTCTGGCTACTCAGAAGCACGTAGATGTGGCGTACAGTACGGCGGATCGAACCTTATCTCTGGATGATTACTCACGCCGCGTCCTTGCTCCTATGGTCAATAATCTTGCTGGAGCGGTTGCGATTGATATTATGATGGGGAGTGAAGGTGGGATATGCAACTTAGTGGCGAATCAAGATATCCAGATGAACATGCTGAATCCGGTGGCCAGGACGTATCTCGATTCCGGGGCGATTTTGGATATGAACTCAGCCCCCATTGCAAACAGGAAGATTGTGAACTCGCCTATCACCGAGGCCAGAGTTGTGGGCTCACTTGTGGGCTTGTTGAATCCAACTTCCGAGATCTCGCGCCAGTATGTGACTGGCCGAATGTACGATGCGTTGGGGTTCATCTGGATGAAGGACCAGACCACCATTGCCCATCGTAATGGGGGTCTCGGCCAGGGGTCAGCAACCGTCAACGGTGCCAACCAGACGGGGCTGGTCCTCTCTGTCCACGCTCTTGCTGACGGACTCAACCAGGGAGATGTCATTGTCCTTGCCGGAGTCAACGCTGTCAACCGAATCACCAAACAAGACACAGGATTATTACGACAGTTTGTCGTTACTGCTTCTGTCCCTCCAGGAGGAACTACAGTCCCTATCTATCCGGCTATCATCCCTCCTATTGGAGGTCAACCCGTCCAATACCAAACCGTTACTGCATCGCCTGCAAACGGTGCAGCGATCAATCCAACAAACGCATTTAGACCTCGACAGTATTACAGGAAGAACTTCGCTTACGCCCCCGAAGCAGTAACGCTGGCCACCGCTGATCTCGAGATGCCCAAGAACGTCCACGAGGCAGCCAGGGAACAGTTCGACGGGGTATCTATGCGTATGGTCACGGATTACTTCATCGGGACCGACCAGCTAATTACCCGGTTGGATGTCTTGTATGGGTATCTGTGGATCCGCCCTGAGTGGGCAGTTATTGTCGCGGATTTGGTATGAGACTTAACGAGCTACTTACTCGCCTTCAGGCTTTGCATCACCACGACCTCCAAGCGGTCACAACTTTGACCGCTGCTGTTGCTGAGGTAGACCATGGACTCGCGCTTCTGGCTCGCTTGGGTCATGTCTACCACCTTGAGGCGGGGCCACCCTACGAGTTAGATGAGTGGCCCCGCCTCCTTTTTCACGTTACAGCAGCGCCAAATGGCAGGATCGTTGGGAGTTGGTGGGAAGCCAGGGAATTGGGGGAAGGATGGTGGCCGACCTTGCAGGAGGCCCAAAATAAAGAAGCCATAAAGGCTCAGTTTCGGGGAAGAGGGGGTGTCGGGGACAAGTCGCTCCCGATGCTTCAGGACGCTGATATCAGGCCCCACTATGATCCTGACGCTCCCTCACCTCCAAAGGACAACGGGAAAATAATCAAGGAGTTCAAGGATGCCAGAACAACAAATGGCGGATCGTCCGCTCACAATGGATCAGCTGCGGATGCAGATAGAGCAGCTGCACCAGCACAGCCCGCAGCGCCTGACCTTGGCGCGGGCATACCTACAAAGCCTTGACTGGGGCCTAAAGGGCCTATACAATCTTGGTCAGGAGCTTCGCTTCACCTTCGCTCCCGCGCAGCCTCCAGTTCAATACCCCAAGATGCTCTACCGGGGCGACGGGACGATGGTAGTCGCGACCATCGGAGAAGAAGAACTCGCGGCCAAAGAAGGCTGGCATTCCAGGGCTCCATCCGAGAACCGGGAATATCATGTAAGGGAAGAGGAATCGGAGGCCAAGGCCAATGAACTGGCCCCAACGATCCGAGTGAAGATCCCAAACAGTTACACCGTGGAGGCTGGTAATGGCGAATATCGAGGAGATGAGGAAGATCCTGGCGGAGAAGTACAAGGACAACCAGGGCCAGATGGCGAGGATGACTCACTTCGTCGGGCTGCTAAAAGCGGGAATGGAAGGGCTGATTAGCATGGGCATCGTGGTTTATGTTGATGCTGAGGGCCTGGAGGATACTGAACCTACCCCCGAAAGCCCTAATGTGATGGAGTCCGTGGAAACGGCGGTCAAATTCATGCAGGAGGCAAGCAAAAATGCCACTCACTGAGAAGGGCAACAAGATCAAAAGTGCCATGACCAAACAGTACGGAGCCAAGAAAGGTGCCTCGGTCTTTTACGCCTCCGCAAATAAGGGCACGATTAAAGGCGTTGAGCCGAAAGGAGCTGGCAAGAATGGCAAAAAATCCCAAAGGTAGAGGGGGAACGTCTCGGCTCCGACTTGATCCCGAGATCAATCCATTGCCCTGGGAACACCCCGCCACCAGTGCCACCAAAGTCACCCGGAACCAGAAGAATACCCCATACGGAACCCCGCGACAGGCAGGTCCCAAGCCTGTGAAACTGGTCGCGAAGCAGGAGGAATAAATGGCAAACCGCTATACCGTGTTTGATGTGATGGAGAAGAGGGGGGATTTTCGGAAAAATCCTGCCAACATCGGGAGTCAGAGCGATGACGGTGAGTCGCTATATTCCGGTCCCATCCAGTACCCCAAAATGCTATTCCACCCTCAAGGAGAGGAGGAAATTATATATCAGGGAGATGTTATCAACACCCCCTATGGGCCGCAGAAAATCATGGAGCAGCGGGCGATCATCCACAAAATCGCCCACAACCAGGCGGAAGAAGAGGCACTGATCGCCGAAGGCTGGCACCAACACCCAGCGGAAGCGATGGTCGCAGCGGGCAAGGAGGCTCCGGCCACTGGAGCCGATCGAGTGATCGCGGATCTCCAGAAGAAGATCGCTGCTTTGGAAGCTCAACGGACTCAGCTCGAATCCATTCACCCAATGTCTAAGCCAAGTATCTAGTGAGCCAGATCAACCCAGGCGCGACTACGGCCAAGGACATAGCCCAGGCGGCGCTCCGGGACTGCGGTGCCTGGGGCGTCGGCCAAACTCCCCTGGACACCGACATCTCCGATGCACTGGCTCGTTTGCAGTGGATTGTTCAACAGTGGGAACGTAAGCGCTGGTTTGTGTATCATCTGGTTACTTACAGCGTTGTGGCTAAGCCTGACCCTAAGGGACTGTTCCAAGGCAAACAGGCCTATACAGTGGGTCCTGGTGGTGATATTGACACTAACAAGCGGATTCGTCCCTGGGAAGACGAGTACTCCCCAGACTTCGGTCCCGCCTATCCAGTGTCAACAAGACCCAACCGGATAGAGAGCTGCTTTCTCCGCCAGCTCACTATGTCCCAGCCCAACCAAATTGACTACCCAATGACCCAAATATTCTCCATGGAGGACTACAATCGCATCGCCCTCAAAGGACTGTCCTCGTTTCCTGGATATTTCTTCTACGACACCAGCTGGAATATGGGTCTTCTCTATCCATGGCCCATTCCCCAAGCAAACATCTACGAGGTCCATATCAGTGTTCGAGAACAGCTCCCTCCGATGTTTACCCAAGCAGCTATGGAGCTGGACATCCCATATGAGTACTACAACGCCTTGGTACTCCAACTTGCTGTCAGGCTTCGGCCGAAATACGGGATCATAGCGCAACCAGGGGATACACTGGCAGCACAGGCCAAAGATGCCCTAAACACAATCCGCAAGGCCAACTTCCAGATCGGCCGAATCCAAGTTCCTGGGGACCTAATCCGTCCGCAACTTTACAACATCTTCAGCGATAGGATGTACTAGCATGGAATCAAGAACGCCAACTGCCATTCAATTCGGCTTAATGCCAGGGTTCGCTCTTCAGGATGGGGACCTACTTGCCCGTCTTATCTGGAATGCTGGAGCCTGGGGGCTTGGGGCCACAGTCGATGTCGAGGGTCACCCTCATGGCAACAACAACTTCCATGAGGCAACCCCAATCACCAACTCCATCACCATCGTCCATCCGAGCCACAGTAACAACGGCCTTCGGCTCCCACATATTGCTGCTGGGGGCATGGTCCGGGTTTATAATACTGGCTCTACCCATGCTCACATCTTCCCAGCAGACCAAGAACAGCGGATTGATGCGGTGCCACCAGGGCAGTCGGTCTGGCTGTCTGGTGGATCTCGGGCTGATTATGTATACGTTGGTGATAATCGCTGGTTGTCTAATCTGCTTGGCGGCCCCAGCGCCTAATGGCTCGCCTACCATTATTGGGAGGGAGTTATAGTCCCAGGAGCATCATCGCTAATTGCCAACGGTGCATCAATTTGTACCCGGAAAAGAACCCACAAGGGGCACCCGTTCCGATCACACATTATCAACGTCCCGGCTTAAAACCGCTTGTACGGGGCTCTAATGCGCCCGTAAGGGCCATTTACCACGCATCAAATGGGACCGGATGGGCGGTCATAGGCCGAAATGTTTACTACGTCGATTCTACCTGGAAACTCACCCAGTTAGGCCAAGTAAGTACCTCAGGTGGCAATGGACTCGGCACAAATCCAGTTTCCATGATCGACAATGGGGAGACGATTGTAATAGCAGATGGAAGCTCCATGGCGTGGACTATCGACCTGGCAAGCCATTCGTTTAATCCATACACGGATTCTACTGGATTGATGCGTGGAGCTGATCGGGTTGATTACATTGATACATTTCTGATAATGAATGTTGCAGGGGGGAACAATAACGAGTGGATATCAACACTATCTAACTCTATTGACTTCGACCCAACATACTTTGCCTTTAAAACCGCTTACCCAGACAATCTCCAGACTCTAATCGTCAACCACCACAACATTATATTGATTGGGTCTTTGAAGAGTGAAATTTGGTTTAATGCTGGCCTCTCCGGCTTTCCCTTTATTATGATACAAGGAGCCTACTATGAACATGGCACTGGGGCACGTTACTCCGTTGCATCGAACGATATATCCGTTTATTTCCTTGGCCAAGACCTGCAAGGTGATGGTGTTGTCTGGCGGATTGGTGGTGGTGATCAATACTACGCAAGACGTGTGTCGAATCATGCAGTGGAACACTCCCTCAGAATGATGAGGGAGACAGTCGGGACGGACGATGCCATAGGATATTGCTATCAGCAGGAAGGCCACTTCTTCTACGTTCTGCACTTCCCGAAGGGGAATACAACCTGGGTTTATGATGACTCGATCGGGTCCCAGGACCCAATGGCCGCTTGGCATCAGGAGTGCTGGACGGACCCGGCGACGGGGAAGCTGAACCGGCACCGGGGGAACTGTGCGGCGTATCTGTATGGGAAGAATGTCTGCGGAGACTGGGAGAATGGAACCATCTATCAGATGGATCTCAACACTTACACCGATACCGTTGACAGTAATACTTGTCCCATTTCCTGGATACGTACATTTCCACATATCGGGACAGGGGAAATCGAAATTGGAATGTGGGGTCGTCGGCCTGTTCTGGCAGACGGAAGACGGATTCAGTTTTTCGATTTTGAACTCGACCTGGAATGCGGGACATCCCCGTTGGGAGTGGATGGAAAACCTCCTACCGTAGCATTAAGGTTCTCGGATGATAGGGGGCGCACGTGGTCGGGGGACACGCTCCAAACGGGCGGAGAGACAGGGCAGTATTTAACGTGGCCAACCTGGCGCAGCCTGGGCATCGCGCGGGACAGGGTATTTGAAGTCGAGTACGCTTTCCAGGGCCCTGCGGCCCTAAACGGTGCCTGGGCATATGGAACGGTGCTAGAATCATGAGCAATGGAACAACACGAACTCCAGTTGCAGCGAACCAATACCAATCAATGCCTGATGCAGTGACTCAGGTAATAAGTAGTAATGGGATTATGCATGAAGGCTGGTATCGGTTCTTTCACAATTTGTGGCTCAAAAACAACTCAGGAATCGCGAACAATGTCACACTTGGAACACTCCAAAATCAAGCCCAAGCTGCCCAAGCGACTGGCACGGCAGCAACGAATACGATCGCGGCAGAGAGTCAGAGGGCACAGGGAGCGGAAAATCAACTGCAAGCGAACATCACAGCGGTCAACAACAGCCTCACAACTACGGACCAAACGGTATCAACTCTCCAAACTGCGCTTGGCAGCGTTAGCTTCGGGAGTGTTGCTACCGGGGCACCCGGCGCTGCAGCCGGAGTCCTCCACCTAACAATCAACGGCACAAGTTATGTGCTACAGTTGTACTCCCCATGAACTTTCCCCCACCGTTTCTGGTGATGGCTCTGCCACGGTCCCGAACGGCCTGGCTATCCAAGTTCTTCACTTATGATAAGTGGATCTGTGGCCATGACCAGATCCGATATTTTCGCTCCCTCGACGATGCGCGGATGTGGTTCATGCAGCCATATATCGGGAGTGCAGAAACAATAGCGGGTCAATTCTGGCGCCTGGTCCCACGGTACGCGCCGGATTGCAGGATTTTAATTGTGAGGCGACCGGTGCAGGAGGTCTATGACAGCGTACTGAAGCGGGGGGTGGTTGGTATAGAACCAGACAAATTGTTGGAGAATCTTAAACGGCAGAATGCTAAATTGGATCAAGCTGAAGTCCGGCTCCCTAACACCATAAGCGTCAACTTCGATGAGTTAAATGACTTCACCCTCTGCGAATTGGTGTTTCAGCATTGTCTTGGAATTAAGCTCAGTTGGCAGTGGTGGGACTATTGGAACAACATCAACGTCCAGATCAACTTCGATGCCACCGCCCGATATATGTGGACTCACATGGAGCCACTGGCAAAGCTGCTTGGAGCAGCGCGGCATCAGATGCGAGCGGATCTAGTGTCTGCTCCGAAGGCTGAAATCAAAGATGGCCTTGAGATTGCGGAGGAGCCATTCGAGAATCTGTATAATGCCGAAGGCCAGAAGTTAGCAGAAGATCACTGTGTTGCTGTAGGGGAGCCCCCGGACGAATGGACGAGAAGCAATATTCAATTACTGTATCAAATGTCCGCTGCCGGAAACCTACAGATTTTGACTGCGCGCTCAAATGGGAAGCTATTTGGGTACCTGGCTACCATGCTAGGCCGTTCAGTAGATTATGCCGATGTACGTACTGCGACACATACCTTGTTTTTCGTATCGGACCAGTTTCCGCTTGCTGGACTAAGGTTACAGAGGGAAGCCCTGAGAAGGCTGAAATCGAAAGGTTTCAACGAGGTGATAATGCGGAGTGACACCGTTAACTCCCGAGTCGAGACCCTGTACAAACGCATTGGAGCTCGGTTTGATGGACAGTTGTTCAAGGTGACACTGTGAGCTTTGCACTAGGAGCGGGGCTAATCGGCGCGAGTGGGCTTGCCCAAGCGGGAGCTACCAAGGGTGCTGCTAACGTACAAGCCCAAGCGGCCCAGCAGGCAGCACAGTTACAGTATGCAATGTACCAGCAAACCGCTGCGCGGCTCCAGCCGTGGACCCAGCTTGGTGGCGCAGCCACAGGGCAACTAGGGGGATTGCTGGGATTAAGTGGCTATCAAGCATCGGGGGCAGGGGGACTAGGCACCGGCGCTTTGACCACCCCGTTCCAACCCACTATGCAGCAATTGGCCCAGACCCCCGGATACCAGTTCACTCTGCAACAGGGTCTTGAAGCGACCCAAAACACTTCGGCGGCGCTGGGTCAGGGAGGAGGCAGGACACCAACGGGGATTCAGGCCAGTGGCCCGGAGGGCAGGGGATTAGCGGGGTACGCTACTGGGTTGGCGAGCACGACCTATCAACAACAGTTCAATAATTACTGGGCCCAACTTGGACAGATATATAATATGCTCCAGGGCACGTCGGCAATGGGCGCTAATGCGGCAGCGGGGGTAGGTCAGGCTGGGATTGCCACCGCGCAGGGAATGTCTAATGCTCTGCAAACTGGCGCCGCTGCTACGGCATCGGGGATCACCGGGGCAGCCAATGCTCTTGGAGGTTCCGCTAGTAACATTGCCCTGTTGGGTGCGCTTAACCAAGCAGGTTTGCAACAGAGCCCTGTTGGCGCTGCATCTAATGCAGGGAGCTTTGCTCCTGGTGGACCGGAGTCTGTTGTGTCACAGGGATTCTGATAGATGGCTGACGGTATTCCCAATGAGCTTTCCAGTCCCCTCGGACGTGGGGTTCCACTGCCGGGGGGAGATGTCTTCGCTAATCCTCGGCAGCGGGCGACAGCCCCTGGCGGAGCTCCAGGTGGGCTCGGTGTTCAGCCACCGGCTCGGTCCCCTCCCAGTGGCGGGGTCGGTGATATGCCCTCATTCGATGGCTCCCAACGCACATTGATGGAGAACCATCAGCGCACCGTTGCGATGTTCGACCAAACGAAAGGCGCACTGAAGAAGTTGGATGTAATCCGTAAAAGTCTCGAACGCTTGGCGGATAAACAAGATGTTGTTACTATGGACGACGTTATACAGGAGGCTGGTAAGCTGGTTGCACATGGAATTGATCCTATGGCACTGGCAGGTATTCTCGCTGATGCCCCACAGGAGGGTGGGGGAGAAGCTCTCGGTGGATGGGTGGCTGCACATGCTCAGGCGGCTGCTCAGGGGGAGCAGCAGCTGATGCAGCAACATGATCAGGTCCGGAACGATATGGGGGTGTCAGCCATTCATATGATGATGGCGCATCACAATGCTCAGATGATGAACCCCGGAACGGCAGTTGCTATGGGACGGCCTGAGGACCCACAGGGCAATGATTTAAGCCCAGGGAATAATGGTCGAGGGCAATTCAATGGTGATGGTAAATTGCCGCTGCCGTCTCCAGGGGATAGCCCCAATCAAGCATCTAGCCCGCCAGATATGTTAGCGATCGGGAGCCGCTTCGCGGATAACCAATGAGCATTGGAGCAATAGTTGGAGCAGAGCGATATCGGAACCCCCTCGGGGGAACGGACCCGTTCTCCATGCTTAATCAGATGCAGGACTGGCAGCAGAAGGTTACTACCTTCCAGGCCATGCAACGAGCATCCCAGACGATGGCAGGAGCGAACACTCCAGAAGAGGGAATCGCCGCCATCCAGCGGAGCCCCGATGCTGCGTTCGTGCAGCCGCTTGTAGAGCAGTATATGCAACAACAGTACATTGGAGCTCAAACGGCGCAAGCAAGGCAGCAGACTAATTTTGACGCTCTCCGGATGGCCTATCCGCAATTAGCGAATGCTCAGAGCACTCAAGATGTTGAAAATATAATCAACGGTAGCGCTGCGAATATGGACCCCGCCGTGTCAGCAGCTGGGAATAGTATGCGCCAACGGCTTATACAGAGCTTAAATGAAGGGAACCCCAATCCAGACACGATCCATACTCGGGCCTTACGACTGTGGCTGGCAAGTGGCATGGCCTCTGCGGAGCAGGGCTATGGTGCTCTCGGCGGTCTTCCGCCCCAAGCACGGGAGGTTACACTTCCAGGAGGTGGCAGAGGCATTGCCCAAATCGGTGGGCCCTCCACCATCGGGGCTGGCCAAGCGGATCAGACTGGCCAGCCTCAACAACCCAGCGATACTGGTGGTGTTCCTGGGGCTATGACTCCCGGAACTATGGGTGTCGGCGGGCAGCAGGGGCCAGGAACTGCTGGTGGAACCCAAGACGCCAGCGGGGTGGACCAAACTGGTGTTCCACCAGGGAAAGTCGCTGTGCCCGGCGCCTCTGGGAGGATTTTGTTGGACGAAGCTAACGCCGCGGATATGAACTACTTTGAGGCCCGTGGGAAAGACGTTGCCACGATGGAACGGGATCTGGATAAAGGAGTAACAAACGAAAATAATCTGATGTTGACTATCCACCAAGCCGAGTGGGCCATGCAGCACTTCAAGCCTGGTGCTGACGCAGGAACTAGAGCAACATTGGCGAGAGTTGCTCAGGTATTGCACTTGGGTAACAACTGGGTTGACTACATCAATCAGGGAGATCTAGGGGCATACCAGGATTTTGAGAAAGTAATGCTTGGGGCCGTCATGGCACAAGTGGAAAGCACACTCCCTGGCGGAAGCCGTCTTACTGAGCGTGAGTGGAATGAATATCGGCGTGCTAATCCGCAGGTCAATACAGATCCTAGGGCTATTTATGATGTGTTCAATTTCTGGACAAGACGGTATCAGATGGATCTTATGGAACAGAACTGGTTGAATGAGTATAAGGGTGCTAAGTTACCTATGTCTCAGTGGCCATCTGCTTGGCAGCAGCACGCACGAGAGCTGGGACTGTTTAATCCGTCTTATATGGTGTCTAGGGGAGCATTGCAGGGCAAACCGATTGATGGATTACATATAAACCGGCTGATGGAGCATAAGAACGATCAGGGATATATCGACGATTTCAACTACTTATTTGGGGATAACATGGCTCAGATGTTCATAAATGGTAATTTCGGCCAAATGCCCAAAGGAGTAAACAGTGGCAGACAACAACAGCCCTACTACGGACAGTGACCCCGGTGAAACTCCCGACGAGATAAGGGAGCGAGAGGGTGTAGTAAAAGATACGCAGGGGCTCCGAGATACCGCTCCACCAGGGAGCGGGGGGCTTAACCTTGGAGTAACTAATTGGCTCCAGGGTATTATTAATGGCGGCCACACTTCAGTTCCACATACAGCGCCAGACGCACATGTGCCAGCTCCACAATCGGCTTACACTGGTGGAGGGGAAGATCCTGGAGTAAGTGCTGGGGCTGATGTGGTATTCCAGCCACAGCAGGTTGATACTCCCGCTACTGGGGACGTACTGCCACAGGGGACAACTACAAGGCAGGCAAATACTACTCAGCCTGGTGGGCGCTACGCTGACCTTGACCCGTCTATCGCTGCGGATATGGCCCAAGCTGGGCAGACTCCAGTTGCTCCGGATGTACTTCCCGCACTAGGCGCTGGTGTTGTGCATGGAGTCGCTGGGTTAATGTCTGATAGACGTTGGTTTGCAAACGAACTTGGGCTGCCGAATGCAGTGGGTTGGGGAGCAAGGCAGTTGGGGGCGGGGCCAGAGACCGAAGCGTACCTACGTGACCCAAACAGCCCTGTGTATAATTTCCTTGGTGCTCCTCCTGGGTTCGAGCGCGATTTTATGCAGCAGCACGCTCCGGGAATGGTAACGGCTGAACAGAATAATCCTATGGCAGCGGGCATTGCAGAAGGGTTAACATCTGGCGCGATAACAGGGTTTGGAACAGCCGCAGCGGAGAGGGGGTTAATGAGAGAGTTTCCTGCTATAGCGGAGTATCTCGCACCGAGAGCAGGCCTTAGTCTTGGGCAACGAGCGGGACAAGCAGCAGCTGGTGCTGGTAGAGCCGGTGTAGAAGGCGCTGTACAGGGGATGGCGGCTGCACCAGGGACCGACCCAAATATGTCTATTTGGGATGCGGCGAAGGATGGCTTTACAGGTGGAATCATTGCCAACGCTATTGGGGCTCCAATTACTAGATTTGTTGGGGGTGGCTACGAACGACCCGCGGATCAAGCGACGCTGGAGGCGCTCAGGACGCTAGATAATGTCCACCGAGTGCCTCTGCGAGCTAAGAATATCCCGATGGCGCATGATCCAGCTGGAACGACAGGGGCACTGCCGGAGGCGGATCAGATCACACATCTTAATCGAGCTGCCTCGAGTATGGTTCGGGGGCCGACAGGTAGATTGGATCGACCATCACTGAATGCTATAAACGTTGACATAAATAATGATCTCGCTGCCGATGCAGGTAGGTTGGCTATCGAAACTGATCGTGGTGATCCTGCTCTTGGTGGAACACTCATCCAAAGACTAGATCGAATTAACAGCGATATCAAGCATTCGGGGCTGGGTGTAGCTCCCTATCAGGCCGCACACATCGACAATGTTGTAAACGATATCAAAGCCAGTGCTGGCCCCACCAACATACTCTCCACCGGGGACTTGCAGAAAATCAACGGGAGCGATTCTCCACTGACTCGGCTATCGAGGGGTGAAGATCCAGCGACTGGTGTCGCGGGGCTTATAGACAATAGGGTTCAGCAGGCTGCACTAGATATCCAAGATGCTTTGGATAGGAGGTTTGCTACCCAGGACGCAACGAGGACTTATCCAGGGGTATTGCCTGGTTCTCCCGTTGGGTATAATCAGCATCAGATGCTAATGGATCGCAGACGAGTGGCAGATGTACTAAACCGGAACGTTGACCCTGCCACAGGTAACCTTAACACAACTACTCTGAGAGGAAACGCAGATGCTATTCTGGCCAATCCTTACGCTGGGAGCCGTAGCCAGAACTTCCTTGATTTTGCTCACAGTGTAGATAAGCTGTTTAGTGGTAGGAAGTTCGTGTCTGCGCCACCACCCGCAAGTGCTGGTAGAGCTGCTCATATCCTGCATGGCGTCAGGATGCACCTGCCATACTACGCTCGGCATTATGGAGTATTTGGGGGACTGTTTGGAACCGCTGAGTTGCTTAACATGCTTCAGGTAATTCAAGATCCAGTTGTTGGCGCAGCCGCGACTCTTGGCCTAGGTGGGATGGGGCTCAAGGCCCTTCGCCAGAAGATGCTATCTAGCTCTGCTCCTGCTAGAATGGCTGCCCGTCCCAACGCTATGAGCTACGGGGGTAATGAGCTTTCTCCGTATCTTGCGGGCTTGGGAGGGGCTGAGGGGACGACAGGGGGGTGGAGGGGACTTCCCATAATTAATAGCCTGGTTGGCCCTGGTCAGCTCGTCCCGCCGAGTCAGAGCGGCAATTGATTTCCTACTTGTTAGCATAGCCAACCCGAAGGGAGCTACCAGAGCAGCTCCTGCCAAGATCGGGGCTATGAAGCCCCAGAAGAAGATTCCCATAACAGCTCCTTTTTGATGGTCAAACATGGCTTGGACCACGAGGATTTATTTTACGAATCCTGTCCCCCTTTTCGGCAAAAGTACCACAGGGTCTTAAGCAGCGACATCCGGTATTCGGTTCCGGGGTTTTGTATGGCTAACTTCTGTGCAACTGTTGCTGCGTCAGTTGCACAGTTAAATATACCAATGAGTTCGTTGCTGGGTCCGACAACCGCATAAGTACCGAACAAATCTCCGATATTAAAATTCTGCTCTGTCATTCTACGAACTCCGTTCGTGGTTTCGGGATATAGGTCTCAGTGCCTACCACTCTGGCAATCATCCCCGATCGTTCAGTAGTTTCGATTATCTTCTGTATCTTGTCATTGGGCACCCGTTGGAGTAGGAACGAATAGAGCCGTTGCTCATGGATCGGGTTGCGCCGGGATGAGGTGTACAAGGACACGATGAACTGGTAGAGTTCTTCGATTATCTGATGATCCGATTTCCCAATCATTGATCGGAACGCATCGGGCATGAACTTCTCGGCCTCGATCAGCCATTGAATGGCCCGTTCGATATCTATTTCCTCGATCGCCCGGATGGAGTTGGTTCGGGATATGGAACTGACGATAGCGAGCTTAATCACATGCAGCGTTCTTCGACGGCAGTAATGCTCCAGCTTAGAATGTGTGGGGCATGGTTTGCCACCACCAATATGCCAATCCCTGAGCATTATCGCGGCCTCATCCCGCCATGGCAGGCGCCCGTACAGGCTACTCAGCCGACTCAGACTCCGAATCAGGGCCACCCTCTGGAGCGGCCTGCTGTCACCTTCCGTAAACGGATCGCGAGGCTCCCCACTGGTGCCGTAGGCCATTATGATCCGACTGGTGAGGCCCATACCCCAGGCCTCCTCTGGAAACACGGACGCCATCCAGGTAGGTTGAACCCCAGCGAGAATATTTAGCATTGGATATTGGATTTTAATTTCTCGGGCAGGACCATACCGACGCATTTCGGAGTAGGTATCAGGATTATTATACACCTTGTTAAGCACGGAGATAAAGTCCAGATCATACTGAGGGAGAAAAACTCCGAACTCCTCAGCCGCCACCAAGAGTGAGTTGTACTCATATGGGGGTCCAGATGGTGGTAGAAACGATCGCTGAGAATTAGCGAGTCGGTCCATGAGAGAGGCTTTGGTGAGGTTGCTCTCCGCAACTTGGAAAGCCGGATTATCAGTGTGTGGTTCCCTAACTTCACTCCATAGCTCCTGTATGTTCTCGACTATGAACTTGCCGACGCCGGGGGCACCGACCAGGAAAATATACATATTCGGGAAGGTGACTTTGGGCTTCCCTGCCCGATGACCCACTTCCACCCAGACACGGCGCTCTAGGGCTCCAGCGACCATACTTATGGCGGCCCATTTTCGGAAGAGGTCTGGAGTATCATCAGTCGATGTCATTTCCATGAAATCGCTGATGATGTCACTAGGTTGTTGTAGCCTAGTGACGTTATCCCGCGTCGCCACCTAGCGCATAATGCGAGCGAGGAGCGGAGTACGGACCCGCTTATCAGCTCCTGGTTTCCACTTGACCAACCCATCAGGGTTAGACGGTCCTGCCTTGCCCCAATTCCATCCGATAGATGCTTCGCCTGGCACGATGTAGCTCCTCCCATTGGGGGCCTTGAGTTCGACTTTAATTCGCTCTAGCGCCTCAGCAACAATGTCGTCTATTGGCGAAGTTTCTTTGATCTGGAACGTGATTGAGTCGTATGTCTGGGCGAGTAATTTGCACTCCTTCATCCCATTCCACACCCGCCACATGCCCAGGTTCATTCGGTCGGCGGTCGTGGATTGGGGAAGAAATGCAATCGCCTCTCTCAAAGTCGCGTCTTCGTTGGGCCGTCCGAAGAAGATTCGCTCTCGGCCGAAGAGATTGGTAAGTCTATTGACTGTTTGTAGTTCCGTAGCAACCCATTGCCAATATCTGGGAATAGATGGATAAGCTGGCTCAATAGCTTCGAGGCCCTTTCCTGCATCTCGTGTGCGGCCGCGACAGTATCTTGCTTGGAACTCTTCCATGATTGAGAGTGGGACTTTAAGATGTCTTGAAGCTGTGAATGCTGTTCCGCCGTAATTGCTGAGATGACTCCCCCGTTTTGCCATGTCACGGTGAGAAAACTCTCGGTAAAACTGACGACCAGCAATCTGTCTATCGAGCACAATATCTCCTGTCCATCCCAAGTCAGGCCAGATGAGTCTGGCATTACTGGTATGGAGATCACCGCTTTCGCAGGAGTCGAGGTATGACCAGTCTCCGAAGAGGCATCCGCAGATAAATCCGACATCTCGGGCTTCCACCTGTCCCAGATCTATGTTTACAAGTCGGTATCCGGGGTCGCTGACAAAAACATATCTAAGACCTGGTGCAATGTTTTGCGCGTTTCCTCCAGTGCCAAAGGCATTCTCACTAGAACTGGGTCTTCCTGTTTCCGTACCAGCGATATTATAACTTGTCCGGAACCTTCCGTCTGGATCAATCTGAGTGTCAAAGACCGACAGTTGTTTTCCGAGATTGAGGATACTATTGACTGCATCGACAATGGGCCTTGCATGGATATACTCCCTTGCAATCTTCTCGCGAGCTTCACGTGAGGTCGAAGTCTTCCACTCTCCTTTGTTTCCAAGTCGCACCTCCGGGATCTTCATAGCACCATAAAAGAACTCACTCATCTGTTTGGGTGAGCGCGGATTTAGGGGCTTGTCCCAGACAGCATCTGCGAGTCGATTAAGGCGGGATTGGATATTGTCTATTCTTTCTCGGAGCGTTCTAGCAGCCACCTCCCGAGCATGACGATCAACTCTAAATCCTCGGAGCATAATTTCCAAATAAGGCCCCTGCAATGCTCTCTCAAAATCATAGATTTGAGGGGTT